TTGAATGCTGTTTGTCAGGGGCAGCGGTCGGTTGGCGGATTTTTTCATTTTGGGGCTTGACTTTTAATAGTTAGTCTCCTACAAGGAGTATCAGGAGCTGCTGGCCCAGGTCAGGGAAAAGGATGCCCATCTGGAAGCCGCCTACGCCGACATCAACGGTCTGGCCGAGCAGAACATCCGGTTGAAGGACCGCGCCACTGCCGCCGAGGCCCGGGAAGAGCAAGCCTGGGAGATGCAGAGCAAGGCCGAAGAGCGAGCCAAGAATGCAGAAGAAGCCTTGAAGCACCAGCCGATCACGGCGGTCATCGACGAAGAAGAGATCGACCGCCGGGCCGCAGAAAAAGCCTGGGGCCTTGCCGATGCCCGGAACGCCGAACTGGCCAAGGACAACGCTAACCTGAAGAAACAGGTTGCGGCACTCCGCTCCCGCATCAACGATGATGCCCAGGCAGATTTTGAGCAAGCCAACTACTGCGCCAGCCTGATGCGGGCGGCGTGGGATAACAGCAAGGCCAGCTATTCCCGGCTGGTGGGCGAAGATCTGGAAAGCACCTTTCAGGCCATCTGCGGTACCCTGAACAGCATCATGGAGGAGGCCTCCCTGCTCTGCCGCCAGCCGCCGGATTATGATGGAGGTGACAGGGATGAATGAGATGTACTGTCTGGACCTTGACCGTTACGGCCCGCCCATGGAGCCGCCCGATGATTACTACCTTGCCCCCGACCGGGAGCCAGAAGAGGAGGAACTGACCGATGACGAATGAATTGACTGTCCGAGTAGAGCGCCCGGTGATCCCGGCCATGAACTGGAACAAAGATGAGGTGCAGAAGAACCTTGACGAACTTCTGGCCTCCTATACAGGCCGTGTGTACACACCTGAATCCATCAAGGATGCCAAGGCCGACCGTGCTGCCGTCAACAAGTGGGATAAGCAGCTGGCCGCTGCTCTGACCGCTGCCAAGCGGCTTTACACTGACCCGCTGGAGGATTTTCAGAAGAGCATCCGGGAGATGCAGGCCCAGTGTAAGAAGATCTCCGGAGCCATTGATCAGCAGGTAAAAGCAGTAGAACAGGCCCAGCGGGAAGAAAAAGCATCCACCCTGCGGCTGGTCTACCGGGACTGCGTCGGGGAACTGGAACCTCTGATTTCTTTTGACCGTCTGCTTGTGCCCCAGTGGCTCAACAAAACCTTTGACCTTGCCCAGGCCGAAAAGGAACTGCGTAAGGCTGTGGAGACCCGGCGGGAGGAACTGCGCCTCATCCGGGAGACCTGCGGTGAAGACGCTGAGCCCTGCATTACCGAATACCTGCGGGCCTTGAGCGTCAACGATGCACTGCATGAACACAGCCGCCGGGAGCACGCCCGTGCGGCTCAGGCTGAGGCAGAGGCCCAGCGACAGGCCGCAGAACGGGCCAGAGCCGCTGCACCGGTCATCATCCCGCCCACCGAGGAAGAGCGTCAGCTGAAAGAAGAGGCCGCACAGGAGGCCCGGAGCAACGCCTTTGTGACGGCTTCCGGGCGGCTGGACTGCGAGGTATTGCAGCAGTTCGCCCTGCCTGGCACAGGCCTTGCACCTGCCCGCAAACGCTACCGCTTCTGGGTAGATTTTACCCCGGAAGACATCGAATGGTTCAAAGCCGAAGCTAAAAAGCGCGGTTTCGCATATGGTTCTGTAAAATAATTGGAGGATTTCACTTATGGCTTTTTCTCGTCCCGGCGCACCTGCGCCCACCATGTCCGCAAACACCACCGGCACCACCACCGCCGCCCGGATGACTGCAATGCAGCAGCGTGCCGCCCAGAGCAGCGCTCTGCAGGCTGCCAGCCCGGCCAAGCCCGTGGAGATCACTTCTGCCGACGGCCAGCACATGACCGTCAGCTTCTCGGATGTCCGCAACTTCATCTGTCAGAAAGCCACCGATGCCGAATGCAAGATTTTCCTCGAGACCTGCAAGCAGTACCGCCTGAATCCCTTTACCAAGGAAGCCTACCTCATCCACTACGATAACAACAGCGAGGACACCCCCAGCACCATCGTTCTGGGCAAGAACTGCTACCTGCAAATGGCAGAGCGTCACCCCAGCTATGACGGCTTCGAGGCCGGGGTCATCATCTTCGATAAGGTGGCCGGGGAGTATCAGAAGCGGGAGGGTTCCATCGTCTACGAGGACGAGGAACTTCTGGGCGGCTGGGCCAAAGTCTACCGCAAGGACCGCACCCGCCCCAGTTACGAGGAAGTGAAGCTGACCGAATACGACACCGGCAAATCTCTGTGGAAGGGCAAAAAAGCCACCATGATCCGCAAGGTTGCCCTTGTCCATGCCCTGCGGGAAGCATTTCCCTCCACCTTCGGCTCTCTCTATGACGAGAGCGAGGTCCATGTGGATGCTGAGTCCACCGCCGTGGAGCTGGACGAGGCCGGACAGGTTCCGGCTCCACGCTGGACCCGCATCAAGGAAGCTGTTGAACAGGCCGATGCTCTGACCGTGGAGGACGCTGACAGCGCAGACGACCCCTTTGCCGGGGGTGATGAATCGTGATCCTGACCCACAAGACCGGCGTACTTCTCCACGGAACTCTCGCCAAAGACCCTGTGCTCAAGGACGTGGGCCAGAAGCAGGTACTCAAGTTTGACGTGAAGGCACACAGCGTCAAGACCGGCACCGGCAACTGGGAGGGCCTGTATGTTCAGGTCAACGTCTGGCACGGGCTGGACAAGTGGGACGGGCTGCTGCTGAAGGGCGATGCCGTCACTGTCTTTGCCCGGGAGCTCAAGAGCCGGGAGTATAACGGCAAGACCTATTACGACGTGGATGCCGACGACATTCAGCCTGGCGGCATGGTGATCTTCCGGTGGATGCAGAACCTCATTGACCTTTGCACAGAGGCCCCGGCACCGCCCGAACCAGCGCTCACTCAGGAGCCAACGCCCTTTGATGAGCCTGCCCCGGTGCAGACCAGCCTTTCTGGCGGGCAGATGTATCCCGGCGAAGACCTGGCCGACTATGCTCCCCGCGCCTCTCAGGCGGCAGCGCCTGCCGGGCCCGCCGCAGGCACCCCGGAAGCAGATGCCCTCATCGACGATGATGCAGATGACCTGCCGTTTTAACCACACCAGAAAGGAGTTCAGACCGTGGGCATTGACCCATCCCGTGGCTTTGTTGCCTTTCCACGCGGTCTGACTGACTGGGAATGGTATTCAGAGCCCAACACTGCCCGCCTGTTTTTCCACCTGCTACTCACCGCCAACTGGCAGGAAAAGCAGTGGCAGGGCATTAGCATCAGGCCCGGACAGCTGGTTACAAGCCAATCTCAACTGGCAAAACAGCTTGATTTGAGTGTTCGGAACATCCGGACAAGCTTAGCGCATTTACAGGCGACAGGCTATCTGACAGTCAAAACAGGCTCAAAATACAGCATTGTCACGATAGAAAACTATGCTTCGCTTGTTGGCAGTGACAGGCAAAGTGACAGGCAAGCGACAGGCAACCGACAGGCTGCCGACAACAACTTAACAAGTCTAACAAACCAACAAGCTAACAAGTCGTCGTCTGCGGCTGCGCCGGAGCCGACCGGACGACTGACGACCTCACCCTTGGTATCAGAGTTTGAACAGGATATCGGCAAGCTGAGTACCTCCGGGAAAAGAGAGCTGACAGGATACGCTGACCGGCTGGGCGAGGAACTGGCGCGGGTGATCCTGCGCAAGTGCATTGATGCCGGGGCACATAGCTGGGCCTATGTGCGGAAGGCTCTGATCGAGGCCGAAACCCAGGGCTGTAGGTCTGCCCAGGAGTACCGCATGACGAACCCCATTGGAGCAGGACGCAATAGGCGGGTGGACAGGCCGGAACCCAGCGGGAATGATTTTTTAAAAAACGCAGCCCGTCGCCGTCCGCTCACCAAGAAAAAGGAGGATTCCAATGTACCGGAACCATGAGCACTACCCCGACCTGACAGCTGGCCGGGCATTGGGCAGCCTCCGACGAAAGGAGAACCAATTGAACACCGGAAAACAGTTCGAGGCAGACTGGAAAAGCTCCATGCCGAAGGATGCTTGGTGCTATCGACTGAAAGACAGCGCGGCCACCTATTACGGCGGCAACGAGAACCTGAGCTTCTCCATTGATAACATCTGCGACTTCGACGTGTACCGCTACCCTATGCACCATTACTTCGAGCTCAAGACCATCGAAACGCCCAGCATCCCACTGGAAAAGATCCTGGGCCGATTCGACCGGGAGCGACAGAAGTACCACAAGCTCAAACACATCACCGATATGGCCCACGCAGCATCCTTCAAGGGCCAGACCGCCCATGTGGTCATCAATTACCGGGGCAAGGTCAACCGCACTTTTGCCGTACCGGCCAGCGCTGTGCTGGAGTACATGAGCACCCAGACCCGCAAGAGCATTCCATGGCAGTGGGCCGCCCTGAACGGCATCGAGGTGGAGCAGCACCTGCTACGCGTTCACTGGCGGTATGACGTGGAAGGGCTACTGAGGGTGCTGGAAGGAGGGAGTACAAAATGACCTATATCCAGAAATGTGAGTGGCTGAAGCTGTATCAGGTATCACTTCGCCGCCAGAAAATTCTTGTCCGGCGTATCCGCGAAGCGAAAGACCAGGCCGAAAGCGTCACTCAGGCACTCAGCCCTATTGTCAGTTCTGGATGTTCTGGCGATAAGACTGGCCGCGCCATTGAAATGATGGATGCCTACCAGCACCAGCTGTGCCATGAAATTCAGCGCAGTCAGGAATTGTGTTACACCATCCGTAAGGTCATCGCAGAACTCGAAGACCCTCTTCTGGTAGACCTTTTGGAACTGTGCTACATTGATGGCCTGCATCGTGGACAGGCTGCTGACAAACTCCGCGTCAGTGACCGGCATTTTCGTCGTCTACATCGGCAGGCTGTGGAGGCCCTGAACATTCCAATGAATGCCATTCCTCCGCAATTATGGCCGCGCATGTCCACTTAACTGTGTTATAACGATACCATCGGCAAAGCCGAAAGGCAGACCGATGCCATGGCAGCTTCCAGAATGTGCCCGTCCGACATCACGTTCTGCGAGCTGCTTCTATTATGCCGCCTGAGCGCAATGTGGTGCGCGTTCACGAGTGTAGTCGTGGAAGGTTCGATTCCGAGGGCGGTTCCAATTCGCCGCCGACCCCGTAGGCGGTACAGCCTGACGCATGGGGCTACATACTCCCCACCGGAAGCTCATGTGGTGGGTGGCGGGATCTCCTTGCCCGCCCTCTGACCTCCCCACATACGCCGGAGGCACCGGAATCCACAGGCGGGTTTCAGGTATTTTCCCGCTGGATGTGCGTCAATTGCCCTGCATGGAAACATGCAGGGATTTTTTATGCTATTTTCTGCCGTCCTGAGGGGCGGCTTTTTTGTACCCTGACAACGAGAGAGGTGGTGACGTGTCGAATGAAAAGAATCTCATTCCGTTCAATGAACGAACGGAGAGCGAACAGAGAGAGATCGCCCAGAAGGGCGGCATTGCATCCGGTGCGGCCCGCCGCCGCAAACGGTCCATGCGTCAGGCGGCTGACTACTACCTGAGCCTGCCGGAGACCGACCGCCGCCGGGTGAATGCCATGCTGCGGGACCAGATTGACCCGGAGGACGTGGACAACCAGATGAGCGTGGTCATGGGCATTGCAACCGCTGCCAAGCAGGGCGATGCCAGGGCAGCCAATGTCCTGTTGAAAATGCTGGGTGAGGAGACCGTACAGGAAGACCCGGGCGCGGATGCTCTGGCAAAGGCCAAGGAGCTGCTTGGAGGTGTGGACAGTGCCATTGACTGAGTTTCAGCAGGAGTACCTGCGCAACTGTTCCCACCGGTGGAACGTCAAGACCGGGGCCACCCGAAGCGGCAAGACCTACCTGGACTGCGCTGTGACCATCCCGAAGCGGATCTGCGCGGCCCGGGGCGAGGGCCTGCTGGTGCTCATGGGCAACACCCTGGGCACACTGGAGCGCAATGTGCTGTCCCTGATGCGGGAGCTCTGGGGCCCCGACCTTGTAGGTGTGATCCGCACCTCGGCAGCAGGCAACGTGGTGCAGCTGTTCGGCAAGAAGGTCTATGTCCTCGGTGCCGACAACAAAAAGCACATCGCCCGCATCCAGGGCGCTGCCTTTGAGTATGTCTACGGTGACGAGATCACCACATGGGACGAAGGCGTGTTCCAGATGCTGAAAAGCCGCCTTTCCTGCCCCCACTCCCATTTTGACGGCACCTGCAACCCGGAAAGCCCCACTCACTGGTTCAAGAAGTTTCTGGACAGTGACGCTGACATCTACTGTCAGGCGTATACCATCGACGATAACCCTACACTTCCGGCCCAGTTCGTGGCCGATCTGAAAAAAGAATACACCGGCACGGTCTACTATAACCGCTTTATCTTGGGGCAGTGGATGGCCGCCAACGGCGTGATTTACCGCCTGCTGGCCGACAGCCTTGCCGCCGGAGATGGGCGCTTTTTCTGGCCTGTGGGCAAGCCGCTGCACCCGTGGCGGGTACGCATCGGGGTGGACTTTGGCGGCAACGGCTCCAAACACGCCTTTGTGGCAACGGCCATCCTACCGGGCTGGTCCGGCGTGGTGGGGCTGGCTTCCCAGCGCATCGACCCGGTGGCGCAGGATGCCGACTTTCTGGCCGACCGGCTGCTGGAGTTCTGCATGGCTGTCTTTGCCCGCTGGGGCGAGATCCAGTTCATCTTCTGTGATTCCGCAGAGCAGACGCTGATCAACCACATCCGGGCCCGGCTCCGGCGCTGCAAACTGAGCTGGCTGGCCGACCGGGTGGAAAACAGCGCCAAGATCCGCATCAATGACCGCATCCGCCTGACCTGCATTCTGATGGGCGGCGGGCGGTTCTGGCTGCTGCCGGAGGCGGCCACCCTCCGGGATGCCCTTGCCACGGCCCTGTACAGTGGCAAGCACCCCGGCGTGGACGAGCGGCTGGATGACGGCAGCACCGATATCGACACATTGGACGCTTACGAGTACACCATCGAGCGCGATTTCAAGAGGTTGACCAACACATGAACATCACCGCATTTCTGAACTACCTGAACAAGACGCGCGGGTGGGCCATCGATGCCGACTACTACGGCCACATCGAGACCTGGCGGCAGTGGTGGCAGGGCAGCGTGCCCAAGGTGCACACCCGTGCCGCTGAATACGCAAACGGCACCAAGAAGCGCCCCATTGCCTCCCTGCGGATGCCGAAACGGGTCTGCGAGGACTGGGCAAACCTGCTTCTGAACGACCGCACCACCTTCCAGATCAAGGACGCTGCCACCGCCCGGTATCTGCTGGGCGATGATGAGCAGCAGGTGGGCGGCCTGCTCCGGGAGCTGCACTTCTGGCGCAATGCCAACGCTCTGGTGGAACAGGCCTACTGGTCCGGCACCGGTGCCTTTGTACTGAGTGCCGAAAACCTGACTGTCGTGAAAGGGAAAGCTGTCCCCGGCCCGGATACCCGCCTGAAGCTGGACTATGACCCGGCTTCCTGCATCCTGCCCCTGCGGGTGGAACGGGGCATCGTGACCGAAGCGGCCTTTGTCTCCGAGTGCATGATGGAGGGTAAGCCCGCGGTCTATCTGCAGACCCACACCGGCAATGAGACCCGGCGCACCATCCGCAACGAGTGGTTCCGGGTAACGGATGGAGTTTCGGGTGCTCCGGTGTTTGAAGCGCTGCAGGCCCCGCCGGGCACGGCAGAAAGCATCACGGTGGAGGGTTCCCCGCCCTGGTTTGCCCTGTTCAGCCCGGCAGCAGTCAAGAACCTTGACGGCGGCACAGGGCTGGGCATGAGCGTCTTTGCCGAAGCGTTGTCCGAGGCCCAGGGCATCGACCTTGCCTTTGACAACTATCGGGAGGATATCCGGCTGGGCCACAAGAAGATTTTCTACTCTGCGGACATCTGCCGCAAGGTGGTGGACCAAGATGGCGTGGAGCACTCTATTCCGCCCGATGACGATGTGCAGAGCCAGTTCGTCACCCTGCCCCAAAAGGAAGGGAGCCTCGACCAGTCCAGCGAATACCACGAATACAACCCTGACCTGCGGGTGGAACAGAACCACAAGGCTGTGCAGGATATGCTGAACCTGTTCAGCTTCAAGTGCGGCCTGGGCTGTCATCGGTACAACTTCGAGCTGGGCAATGTCACCACGGCCACCGAGTACAACGGCAGCCGTCAGGATCTGGTGGCCAGCGCCAACAAGAACCAGATCCCTATCGAGGGGGCGCTAGTGGGCATCGTGCGGGCCATCCTGTGGGCAGCAAAGAACCTGCAGGGAGCGGCGGTGGACCCCGAAACGCCCATCTCTGTGGACTGGGACGACAGCTACATCACCGATGCCGAGACCCGGATGAGTCAGATGCGGGACGATGCCTTGAGCGGCCTTTTGCCCCGGTACAAGTATCTGTCTGCCCGGTACGGGGTCAGTGAAGAGGATGCCCGCAAGCTGGCACAGGAAGCCGCTGACGAAAACAAGCAGCCTGAGCTGAGCTTCGGCGGTGGCGGCTGATGCTGGCCCCGGACTATCTCGACCACGCACCCGACCGGCTTGTGCTGCTCTGGCAGCAGGTCGAGGACGATATCCTGCGGGACGTGGCCCGGCGCATCTCCAAAATGGACACCATGACCCCCACGGCCCACTGGCAGCTGTGGCGATACCAGCAGGTGGAAGCTGTCCGGCAGGACGTGGTAAAGAAGCTGGCCCGCTACACCGGCAAGAGTGAAGCCGAGATCCGGCGGCTCATGCAGGAAGCGGCCACCCGGGCCATGGAAGCCGAGGACGAGATCTACTACCACTACGGCAAGGAACCCACGCCCTTTGCCTATAATGCCACCCTGCAGGCCCTACTCAATGCGGGTTACCAGCAGACGGCGGGGACCTTCCACAACTTGACTGCCACCACGGCCAACACCGTCAGCGGCCAGTTTGAAGCCGCCCTCGACCGCGCCCATCTCAAGGTGAGCAGCGGTGCGTTCGACTACAAGAGCGCCGTCAAGAGCGCGGTGGACAGTCTGGCCGACACCATGAAGTACGTTACCTACCCCACCGGCCACACCGACACGCTGGAAGTTGCCGCAAGAAGATGTGTTCTCACGGGGGTAAATCAAACCTGCGCAAAATTGCAGTTAGAACGTGCGCGGCAGATGGGCGTTCGCTACGTTCAAGTAACGGCGCATGGTGGAGCCAGACCCAGTCATGCAGAATGGCAAGGAAAAATTTATGCCCTGAATGGTTTTCATTTGTAAAAGCCTTGACTTGTTGCTAACAACATGGTATAGTGTTGTTAGCAACAAGGAGGTGAACTGGTGACTGAAAAAAGTCGTGCTGAATACTTTCGTGAACTCAGAAAAACCAAAAAACAGCTGGTTTTCCTTGTTGATAAGGACAAAGCTGAAGCTCTTGACGAAAAGCTCTCCAAGCAAGGAGAGGGCCGTACAGAGTGGTTTAGACGAGTTCTTGACGAAGAACTCAGCAAATAAAAATAACCGCAAGCTGGAAGTTTGGACGCCAACAGCTTACGGTTATTCACAACACCAGAGGAATTGCCATCTGGTAAATCTATTATACCATTCGGCAACACCTCTTACAAGAGAATAAGAGGTCAAAATTATGAACGCAATTCTCTGCACCCCGGTTGAAGCCGTAAAGTACCGGAACTCTCATACTCCTCAAGAACTGGCTTGGGCCAAGGATATCGCTGATTTGTACTGCGCCCGTCCTCTGAAAAGTGATGCCACTCAGTTTTACACTTTCTTGGCTGATATCTTCATGGCAGGTCGTATCAGTGGCGTGCGTGAAGAGCGGGCTCGCCGGAAAAGGGGTACCCACTGATGGGAAAATTCATTGATTTAACCGGTCAGCGGTTCGGAAAGCTTGTTGTTAAAGAACGCGCACCCAACAATCGTTTTGGAGGGGCTCGCTGGCTTTGTCAATGCGACTGTGGCAATACCACAGTAGTTGCGGGTCAAGAGCTACGCCGAGGCGGCACAAAATCCTGCGGCTGTCTGAAAGGAATCCATCCCATCAAGGATTACACCGGTCAAAAAATTGGAATGCTTACCGTTTTACGCCGTGCAGATAAAAACATTGACCAACGGCCTGCATGGGTTTGTCAGTGTTCCTGTGGAAATGTCGTCACATTACGGTCAGGGGTTCTAAACGCCGGTCAAAAGTCATGCGGCTGTATGCAAGGTGCTGGAAGCGGAACATCTACGGAAAAGCTTTTCCGAAGAAGCCACAACAACCGGCTTTATAATATCTGGGCTGGAATGAACTACCGGTGTACAAATCCAAAGTTTTCGCACTGGCAGGATTACGGTGGAAAAGGTATCCGTGTATGTGACGAATGGAAAGACAACTTTCAAGCATTTGCCGAGTGGGCTATTGCTCACGGGTATGCATCGAATCTTGAAATCGACCGCATTGACAGCAACGGAAATTATTGTCCAGAAAATTGCCGCTGGATAGACCACAAGGACAATTCCAGAAATAGAGGTGTCAAGCGCTTAAACAAAACCGGTGTAACCGGCGTTACATGGCGCAAAGCCCGCTCTGGCGATGGCGGTTCATGGAGAGCCGGTATTGTAGTTGACGGCAAAAACATCAGCCTTGGAACTTATGCCAATTTTGATGATGCCGTAGCCGCCCGCAAAGAAGCCGAACTGAAATACTGGAGTAAACAAAACTGAATAGCTGAGAGAGCATCCGAAAGGGTGCTCTTTTTGTTGTAGGGGGTGATGCAGTGAGTTCTGACAATTTTGACTATCCCGATTTTATATCCAGCACAGGATATGGAACAGGTGCAGGTTTATGTGGTTGGAACTGTTAGGAGCCGTCACACCTTCTTTTCCATCTTCCCGGAGCTGGGTGCACCGCCTGCATGGACACAGGAGAGCTTGGAAGCCCTCAACGCCCGGGACATCGAGTACAACGGCGGCAGATACACCCGGTACGAGATCAGCCAGATGCAGCGGGCCCGGGAGCGCACCGTGCGCAAGTACAAGCGCCGGTATCTGGCTGAGGATGCCGCCGGGGCCGACACCACCGCCAGCGCGGTGAAGCTCCGGCAGGCCCGTCAGGAGCTGGCCGACTTTATCAGCGCCACCGGCGGCAGGGCGGACAGCGCCCGCACCAGCGTTGCCGGGTTTGGCAGGAGCGCCAGTAGCAAGGCAACGTGGGCGGCGAAATACTCAATCCAAAATATCAGCATCGGGCGATCCATCGGTGCAAAAGCCAAAAACTACGTTGTCGTTGACAAATCGACCGGAGAAGAATATTATTTTGTTGAAGGAACTAGAACACAGAACGCACAGGTCTTTGCAGGGAAAGGCGGCGTGAAACCGCTTCACGAAGAGGTCGCGCAGGGCTTGGCCGCTGAGTTTGGCGGCAAGCCAGAGGATTGGCAGCACTGCAAGGGCAAAGGCTGGCTCGATGTGGATGGAGAATCGGTAAAGGCCGAAGTCCACTGGTTCCAGAACGGAAGCGAAAAAGTCAAATTCAAGGTAAAGAGGTGGCTGTATGACGAAGATTGACACTGTTCGCTATATCGGAGAGACATCTCCGTTGGAGCTGACCCACGGCAAGGTCTACAAAGTTCTTTCCATCGAGCGCGGCTGGTATCGCATTATTGACGATACCGGAGAGGATTATCTGTATCCTGCCGGGAACTTTGAAATTATCAACTGAACCACGATGCACACGCACCGTGGTTTTTTGTTGCCCATTTTCAAGCACCGTGCAAAAGCATGGTGCTTTTTTCATGCCGTATTCGCTCAGTGGCAGAGCGCCGGTCTCCAAAACCGGATGCTGCAGGTTCGATTCCTGCATACGGTGCCATCGCAGAGGGCAGTGCGTACCCTGCCCACAACCGAACACGGACGGAGAACCGTGTCACCAAACCGTGGTTTCACCAACAGAAAGGAGTTTTTCCACCATGAAGCGTGAAGACGTGAAGAAACAGATCCCCGGCATCACCGAGGAACAGCTCAACTGGATCATGGCCGAGAACGGCAACGATGTCAACCGGGAAAAGACTGCCGCCGAGCAGTACAAGACCCAGCTGGAAAACACCCAGGCTCAGCTCAAAACCGCCCAGGACGGCCTTGCCGCTTTTGACGGCAAGAAGAAGCCCGAGGAATACGAGGCAGACATTGCCAAACTCAAGAGCGATATGCAGGCTCAGGCTGAGGGCTTTGCCTTTGACAATGCCCTGAACACCGCCATTCTGGGAGCCAAGGGCCGCAGCGTCAAGGCGGTCCGGGCACTGCTGGATCTGGATGCCCTCAAGGGCTCCAAGGACCGTTCCACCGATATCTCCAAGGCTCTGGAAGAAGCAGCCAAGGCGAACCCCTGGGCCTTTGGCGAGGCGGCAGAGGGCGGCGCTGGTTCCGTTCACGTTTCCAGCGGCAAAGAGCACGGCACCCCGCCCGCCGGGGATGTTGACCCCGTGACCGCTGCCTTCAAGGCGATGAACCCCGATATCAACATCGAATGAGAGAAAGGATATTCTTATGGCACATGAAGCACAGGTCCGTTATTCCAATCTGGTCGACCTCAAGCTGCGCAAGACGCTGGTGAAGAAAGTCGGCGTGATCTGCAACAACCGCTACGAGGGCAGCCCCAAGGCAGGTTCCGTCAAGGTTCCTGTCCGTGACACCGAGGTGGTGGTGAACGACTACGACAAGGCCAAGGGTGCAAAGCAGACCAGCGGTGACACCACCTACCTCACCGTCAACATCGACCACGACAAGGCCGTGAATGAGATCATCGATGGTTTCGATGCAGAGAGCGTTCCCGGCAATCTGGTGGCTGACCGCCTGGACAGCGCCGGTTACTCTCTGGGCCTGCAGATGGATTCTGACGGCTCCGTGGAGCTGACCACCGCAGGCACTGCCTTCGGCAATACCACCGCCCTGACCGAAAAGACCATCTACGCCAACATCGTGGATGCACGCACTCAGCAGTCCTCCATCGGCGTGCCCACCGCAGGCCGCTGGCTGCTGGTCTCCCCGGACACTTACGGCCTGCTCCTGAAGAGCCCCGAGTTCATCAAGGCTTCCGACCTGGGCGACGCGGTCGTCCAGACCGGCGCTGTGGGCAAGATCGCAGGCTACACCGTGTTCGAGGATTCCACCCTGGGCGAAAACGTGGAGTATGTGGCCGGTCATCCCAACTGGTTCGCCGTCATCGACGAGTGGGCCGTTCCCGTTCACCTGCAGGATCTCTCCGGCTCTGGCGATTTCATCGGCGCATCTGCCGTGCAGGGCCGCAAGGTCTACGCCTACAAGGTCACCAAGGGCCAGACCATTCTTGTTAAGAAGAAGGTCGCAGCATAAGGAGGCCACCATGCTTTACTGCACTTATGACCAGTACCGGACAGCGGGAGGTACGCTGGACGAGGCCGCCTTTGATACGCTGTGTGCCCGGGCTTCCCGGCTCATCGACCGGCACACCTTTGGCCGGGCAGAGCCCCACGCCAGGGCCTGTGCCGGGTGCGCCGCCCTGTTGGCCGATGCCTGCGTCCAGATCGTCGATGCCATGAGCGCCGCACAGAGCGCCTGTGCCGTGCCCGGGGCTTCCAGCGTGTCCAACGATGGCTACTCTGTCACCTTCGCCAGCGGGGCGCTTTCCGAGCGGCTTGCAGCGGAAGCGCAGAGCATCCTCTCCAACGCACTGGGCAGCGACCCCCACGGCCTGCTGTATCGGGGGTGTTTCTGATGCAGTGCAGCGTTACCGTTGTGAACCTCATCCACGACACCGCCACCGAGACCGACCGGCCTGTCTGCCATGCCATCCCCGGGAGCAGCTGGCGGGAGAAGCTGGACACCTCCGGCGGCGACCCCCAGCGGACGGTGCACGTCCGGCTGCCCCCTGCGGCGGGCTACCTGCCCTATTTCCAGTGGGCAAAGCTCCCTCCCGGGGAAAAGGCGGCACACTGGACGCTCAAGCGGGGCGGCAAGCTCATCTGCGGCGCTGTCCGTAGCCTGACCGAGGCCGAGTATGCCGCCCTCGAGAAAACACACATCTGCTGCACGGTGGCGGCGGTCTCCGATTGTCGGGAACCGCTGCTGCCGCATTTTCATGTAGAGGGGAGCTGAGGAAATGAGTGCACCCGTTATTGACCTGAAGCTCAGGTTCCGGCCCGGCTTTCAGGCCGAAATGGACAAAGGCTTCCAGAAGGTCCAGTATGCGTTCTCACAGCAAGTTGCCAAAGCTGTGGATTCTTATGTACCCTTCGATACCGGCACGCTGAAGAACAGCGTCAACCAGGCATCCGACTTCAAAGGCGGCAAGCTGGTCTATAACACCCCGTATGCCCGGCGGCAGTATTACCTGCACACGCAGGGGCAGGGTCTGCATGGGGAGAACCACCTGCGCGGCTCCTACTGGGGCCAGCGGGCCATTGCTGACCACAAAGACGAACTGGTCCAGTTCGCCAAAAACGCTGCCCAAAAAGAGCTGGGAGGTGGAACGTAATGCCCAAAGCGTCCATTACGGCCCTGCGGGACTGGCTCAAGACCTGTCCACTCATTGCCGAGGAGCAGGATGCCACCGGTGCGGCCTTCCGCATTGCCGGACTGGAAGAGGAAGCCACCGCTTTTTCCATTGAGGACAGCCCCACCGACCCCATTGTGGAAAGTTACATCTCCGGGCGGGATCTGGCGAAGAACTACCTCTTCCTGTCCCGAAGGGAGTTCGGGGAGACCGATGTGCTCACCATTGAGAACAGCGGCTTCTTTGAACAGCTGGCCGACTGGGTAATGGAACAAAATGACTGCGGCATCCTGCCTGATCTGAGCAAATGCGGGCACGGCAAGGAAGCCCAGAGCATTGAAGTCACCTCCACCGGCTACATCGTCACCGACGGCTCCGGAAGCTGCAAAATGCAGATGCAGCTCCGGCTCGTCTACTATCAACCCAAACTTTGAAAGGAGACCATCCTATGACTGTTTCCGAAACCCTGGCCGCGCTCAAGACCAAGAAGGGCATCGTGCCCAGCGCGGACTACACCGGCACCGAAAAGGCCGATGATTTCATCTTTGC